ATCAAAGAGAGCGAACAGATCAAGGTTGGGTTCGACAGGGTGTTCCTTACCACTAAGGAGGGGTCTGCGTTGGCCTTGGCGGCGATGCGCGAGTACTATACGCAGCAGGCGGCTACGGCTAGTGCTTTCACAGGTAACATTGCCGGAGCCGGGGTGCTGGCAGAGTCGGAAAAGCTCCGACTGAGAAACTTCCAACTGCAGCAGGCCGAAGCGAAGATCGCTTACGACTCTGACATGGCCTCCCTGCGGGCTTACTACAGGGAGCAGGAAGCCTCCGCACTTGCCCATGCAGAGAAGATGGCAGAGTTGGAAAAGCTCCGACTGAGAAACTTCCAACTGCAGCAGGCCGAAGCGAAGACTGCTTACGACTCGGATATGGCTACCCTGCGGGCTTACTACAGGGAGCAGGAAGCCTCCGCACTTGCCCATGCAGAGAAGATGCTCTCTGCGGCCAAGCGGCAGGTCCAAGTCGCCACCGCCAACCCTGTCGGGGCTTACTCCGTCAGCGAGGGTAGCAGCATTGGTACCGTGCGGGAGCTCACCGCGGCAAACAAAACCCTGGCCGGCTCCACCGCCAACGCATCCGCTGAGGCCGCGCGTTTACGCGGGGAACAGAAGCAACTCAACGCCATCATGCGAGAGGGTCACAGCGCTGCTCGAGGCCTGGCCCAGGGCTTCGGCGCGATGGTGTTCACATACGGCAGCATCGTGCCTCTGTTGGCCGGTGCGGCAATTTCAAATACGCTGGTGCAGACCGTCAAAGAGGGCGCGGCGCTTGAGCGCCACCTGACGTTCGTGTCTCAGTTGACGGATAAGGCGACGATCTCGGTGAAGATGTTCGAGGACGCTATGAAGGGTTCTCAGATCGCTGTCAAGGATGGGGCGGAGGGGCTTCGCGCGCTGGCACAGGCTGGGTTCGATTCACAGAAGGCCCTCATTGCGCTCCCCAGCGTACTCACCCTGGCTACGGTTGGGGAATTGTCGGTGGCTCAGGCCGCGATGACTGCAACAGGCATCATGCACGCATTCAACCTGGAGCTTGGCGACATGCCCCACATTGTTGACGTGCTGGCTATGTCTGCGGCCAAGTCGAATACGTCTGTGGCATCCATGATGGAGTCCCTGAAAACTGCCTCGGTCGGCGCGGATCAGTTCCACGTAAGCATTGAGGTAATGGGTGCGTCCCTGGAAATCTTGGGCAAGCGCAACATCACCGGCACTGCTGCTGGTACGGCGCTCAAGAATATGATGACCGAGTTGGCCGCCCCTACCGACGGAGCCGCCAAGCGCATGGCTCAGCTGGGGTTTGAGGCCTACGACGCTACTGGTAAGCTGAAGCCGTTCGAGCAGCAGTTGAAGGAGTTGCGCGACAGCATGACAGGGCTTGACGAGCAGTCGAAGAACTCGGCCCTGCAAGACCTGTTCAACGAGCGGGGCCGAAGGGGAGCAACGGCCTTGCTTAAGGATTTTGACGACCTGCAAATGCGTATCGAGCGCCTGACCACCGGAGCCGATGGGTTCGCTGAGAGGGTTAACGCTGCGCTTGGCGTGACGGTGTCAGGCCAGATAAAGACACTTGCCAATGACTTCCAGATCATCCTTGGTGGCGCCTTTGAAAAGAGCGCAGACGCGTGGTCTAACCTGGTGGCGAGCCTCGCGGGTTTCGTTCACTCTACCGAGTTCAAGGACGCCATTACGGCGGTCAGCACGGGTGTGATCCTCCTGGCGGAGAACATCGGAAAGCTCACGGCCGCCGCCGCAGCTCTGTTCTTAGGGTTTAGAGCGTACGCGGTGCTCACAGCGTTTAATGTTGCTCTCTCGGAATCAATAGCGCTGTCCGTAGGGATGACGACGGCAACTGGCGGCCTGGCGACGGCCACCACAGCGCTGTCAGTGGCTATGTCGCGTATCCTCTGGCCTGTGGCAATAGTAGGTACTCTGGTCACTGCGTACTACGCTCTCAAAGGCGGAGTTGACGAGGTCGCTGAAGCGCATGAGCGATTGGTGCGTGAGGCCACTGACCTCAACGCCAAGATGGATGAGAACATCGCCAGAACCATTGAGTCTGCTCGCGCGTACAAGTTAGCGGCTGATGCCGGCATCACGTACGAAGACGCCCTGATCAGAATTCGGAATGCGTCCTCGCAGGGAGGCATGCACAAGGAGATTAAAGCGCTTGCGGACGCTAACGCTGAAGTGAGCCGCGTCGCCCAGGAAGCGCCACACCAGTTGGGTATAGCCTACGCCAAGCAAATAGTTGCCGCAAATAATTACTACCAAGCCCGCGAGTTACTCGAGGAGGGGGCCAACAAGAACCTTGCTGACCGGGCGGCTCAGGAGTTTAAGCTGCGTGAAAAGTCCCGTGAGAATCTGACGCTACAGACCCAGTCATACCTCAAGGAAATGCAGGAGCGGATGAAGGCCAACAAGGGTGGCACGGAGTCCAACAAGGCCGTGTACCTCAGCCTCATCTCCTTGAGGGATAGGCTGAGCGACGCTGACGCTGGCGACTCCGACTTGATGGGCACGCTCAAGTCTGATACGGACGCTGCGCGTAAAGCGGTTGACGCATTGGCTACAAAGCTGGGTGACGTCGGCAGTAGCAAGGGCCCAACCACCCCATCCTCCACCAAGGTTCTCGACCACACCAAAGAACTCACATCTCAGATCAAACTGCTGCAGCTGGAGCAGGCCAACGCCGACAAGGTGTTTGCCAACGGGGACGCGATGAACAAGCGCAACGCTGCGTTGCGCGGGTACTCTACCGAGGCTGAAAGCGCCGCCACGTACGTTCACGCACTGGCGAAGGCTGAGTCGCAGTACACGATTGACCAAATTGAGGCTGCGAAAGCGGTTATCGCTGCTGAGGACAATTTGGCGAAGCTGCGCGGCGCAAGCACACCCGACGCCAACGCCATCGCGGCAGCCCAGGAGGCGCTTGAACTTCAGTACAAGAACTTCGACTCTGTGGTCGAAGAGCTCACCGTCAAGCGAGACCTTGCAGCAGTTGCGGCGCTCATAGCTAAAGCCTCCACGGACGGCAACGCCCAAGCCAAAATTGCCTTGGACCTTGCCAACAAGGCAAAGGCTGCCCGCGAGTTCGAGGAAGTGCAGTACCAGGACGGCGTCAAACTGGCTAAGGCTCGCAACGACCTGGCCCTGATAGGCAAGAACCTAACAGTTGACCAACTCGCGGAGATGGAGAGGCTTGCTGAAGTTGAGCAGGCTTCCCATGAGTTGGCTCGCGCGTCCCTGGAGGCGGAGGTAGACCTGCAGACAGAGTTGAACAGACTCCTCAACTCAGGAGCGACGGACATTGGCAAGGGCTGGGACGATGCTTACGCTAAGTTGGACTCTGGCCTAGCCTCCGCTAGACAGAAATTCAACACTTCTGTGGCCTCCTCGGAGATTGCCGCTGCTACCAAGGTCAAGCAGGAGTACCAGAAGACTTTTGACCGCATCGAATCCGGCCTGACAGACGCACTGATGTCAGCCGGCAAAGACGGCGGCGAAGGCATCCGTAACTTCCTCGAGGACGAACTGCTCAAGCGGCCATTCAGGATGGTGGTGCAGGCCATGATCCAGCCCATTGCAGGGGCGATGACCAATATGGTCATGGGTGCTACCGGCATGGCTGGGCAAGCTGGCAGCGGGTTGCTGGGGAGTGTTGCCAGCAGCGCCGCGAGTAACTATGGTATGTCCATGTTCAGCGGCGGCACGGGAATGCAAGGCACAGTGGATTGGATGATGACATCATCCAGTGATATTGTTGCCGGACTTGGCGAGGGGTTAAACAGTATCGGCGAGCTAGCTGGTGGTTTCGGGCAAGCTGCTGGATATTTAGGGTCTTTTATAAAACTTGCAGAGGGTGATGTTGAAGGTGCCGTTGGGTCTGCTGCAGGAACCTATATTGGTGCTGCGATTGCCGGGCCAATTGGTGCGTTTATCGGCAGTTACCTTGGCGGCATGGTTGGCAACGACAGGGCCCCCAGCGCAAGCACTGGCGAGGGTAACGTCAACTTCGACGCCGCAGGCAATATCCTCAACAGCAACAGCCGCTTTGAAGGTTCGTGGGGCCTGACCGATGCGGTCAAGACATCCATCACCGACCTGCAAAAGAGCTACGCCGACACCGCAGCCGCGCTGGGCATCGGCACAATCGCGGGCGGGTTTGGATTTGGTGGCAACACCGGAAAAGAGGGCAAAGACCCCAATGTCGCCTTCGCAAGCACCTTCGCAGGTGATGTGTACCAAAGCGGGGAGGTCAAGGCATCCGACACCGCCGCAGTGCAATTGGCCGCAAGCCGCGCCGTCTTCAACGCCCTGCAAGCCAGCGAGTTGCCTGAGTACCTCTCGGGCGTCTTCGATGGCATCACTGCCAGCACCGCCACGCAAGAGCAACTCAACACCGCGTTGCAAGCCGCCACTGCGCTCAAGCAATTTCACACACTTCTTGAGGGCCTTCCATTTGATGCGCTCACAAACAGCAGCTATGCCGCTACCCAGGCGCTGATCGAAGCCTCTGGCGGTCTGGACGCGCTGGCCGGCAATCTGAGCGGTTTCTACAGCAACTTCTACAGCGCTGAAGAGCAACGCGCACAGTTGATCAAGAACATCAACGCCACCGTTGGCGGCACATTCGACGCCGCCAGCATGAGCGCTACGGGTTTCCGTGACATGGTGGTGGCGTCCTTTGCTGACACCAGCGAAGCAGGCATCAAGCTCACCGCAAAACTGCTCTCGGTGCAGGGCGGGATGGCAAGTCTCACAACTACTGCCACGAGCACCGACACCGCCATTACTGGCCTCAAGCGCAAGACCAAAGAGCTTGAAATCGAGCTACTCACAGCACAAGGCTTGATCGGAGAGGCCACCGCCGCACAGCGTGCGCTCGACACCGATGGCCTGAGTGACGCAGCCATTGCCATCTACGATTACAACGCCGCATTGCAAACGCAGATTGACACCATAAATGCCAATAAGCAGGCTGCCATCGACGCGGCAGAAGCCGCCGAGGAAGCCGCAGCCGCTTACGAGCGCGCGGTGTCGGATGCAGAGTCCGCACTTGCCAGCGCACTCAGCGCAGTCACCAGCGCCATGAGCGCCGTAGATGCCGTGCGCTCGCAGGCCACCGACGCCTACGTCAACGCCCAGCAGCGGGTCGCCAGCGCCCAGCAGGCCATCACCAATATCCAGATCAACGCTCAGAACGAACTGCAACGGTCGGCCCAGGCCACCGCTGA